ATTGATGATTCATTCATTACCAGAAATGACACATTAAATTCCAAAAGATTATCTGAGGCAAAAACTAACCACGAATCATGTTTCACAGTTGACTATAAGCTAAAAGCTGATTATGTAAAAGCTGATGAAATTTGTGAGTACATTGACAAGGACCCTGTTATCCAACAATTTCTTAGTGGCAATAAACAAACCATAATGACTGGTGAGATTGCAGGCGTACCATTCAAGATTAAAATGGATGCTTACGCTGAAGATATTGCCATAGTAGATTTAAAGGTAATGAGGTCTGTTACTGATAAACAAGGAAACTTATTTGACTTCATAACACCTTGGAGATATGACGTTCAATTGGCGTGTTACCAAGAAATTGTGAGACAGAACACAGGTAAGCAATTGCCATGTTATATCCTTGCAGTAACCAAAGAAAGTCCAATTAATAGCATTATAGTAAATTTACCACAAGACATTTTAAATGTTGCATTGTATAATGTAGAAGAAACAATCTGTGATTTATATGATGTATATGTTGGAGCCACCGAACCAGAACCATGTGGAATATGTAAGACATGTATTGAAAATAGGAGCGAGACACAGATAGTATCATTGTTTGATATTATCGAATAATTTGGAAAAGAGGTTTATCATGAATTATATAAATAATGATAGTGTTACAGCATTAAATACAATGACGGTATCTATTTTAGAAGCAAGTGAGAGGATGGGTAAGTTAAATCTTAATGATGAGTTACTTCTTAGCAGAAGCAAGACACTCGTTAAATTAAAGCCATACGCTAATTATGGTCACTGGGGTATATTGGACCTTGCCATTGAAAAGAGTGACAGTGACTTGTATGAAATATGTCTGGACTTCGGTCCAAAAACTACTATTTCACAGGCGTATGACATCTTATACGATGAGGTACAACTTTTAATGGAATCTGAAGTTAAAAGAATTATGAAAATTAAGTCATAATTAAGCAAAAAAAGTTGTAAGATAGTATTGACACATTAAATAAAGTGTGCTATAATGTTTATAGGGTCAGTTGTTGACCAATAACATAACTAAGAGAAAAAGGAGAGTTTATTATGAGTAATGCTTGGGAAAGATTTGAAGGAATTGTATCGGCAGAAGAAGTAGTAGAAGCGAAAAACGCATTTTCACCTACTGAGGCTGGTGATTACACAGTGATATTGCACACATTTGAAGTGGGTGAGAATAAAGATAACTTGCCATCTATAAAGTGTAGATTTATGAGAGAAGATAAAAAGTTGATTTTCGCTGACTTAAGTCTTCAATTAGCGTCTTACCCTGGTATGACAGCTATGTTAGTTAATCGTGCTAATACTTTCACGAATGACATTCTTGAAACAGATGTAGAGTTTACAACTCTTGGTGAGTTAGCTGAGAGAGTTGGCAGTGCAACAATTGGTGATGCTTACAAGTTGAATGTTAACTATGAAGTCAATAAAAAAACCAATGTTAAAAGCACTTATGCAACAATTACCATTTTAGAAAAACTGGAAAATATTCCTTTCTAGGAATAATTACCACACAATAATATCAATTAGAGAGGATTGTCCAATGAAAGCCAACTTAGAAATTAAACGCTATGAGGTTATACTGGACAGTCCTTTTAATATAGGAGGTGGTGATAATTGATAGTACTGGACTTTGAAGTATTAAAGTATGATTGGCTAGTATCATATCTTGATTTGAATACAAAGAAAAAACATTCTATTGTGAATGATGTTGAAGCGTTTAAGAGATTTTATGCCAAGTATAAAGACCAAGTATGGGTTGGTTATAATATTCGTGGGTATGACCAGTGGATAGCAAAAGCAATCTTGTGTGGATTCGACCCATATGAAATGAACAATCACATTATCGTTAAAAAACTGAAAGGATTTATGTTTTCTGATATTTTACAGAAATATCCAATACTTAGTTATGACACAATAGTTGGATTTAAGTCACTGAAAGAGTTAGAGGCTTATATGGGACATGATATAAAAGAATCAAATATATCATGGAATATAGATAGAAAATTGACAGATGCTGAATTGAAGGATTTATTAACATACTGTGAGCATGATGTATGGGAAACATTTGAGGTATTCATTCAAGAACATGTTGAATATGAAAGTCATGTTAACTTGTTGAATGAATTTAAACTTGGATTACCTCATATTTCCAAAACAAAAGCTCAATTATCAGCAGAGATTCTTGGTGCAAATAGAGTAAAGAGAACCGATGAATTTGACTTAGTATTTCCAAGCATGTTGGAACTAGGAAAGCACAGTTGGATAAAAGATTTTTATGTTGACTGGTCCAAGAATAATAGAAATTATAAAGAAATGACATTGCAAACAACTATAAACGATGTGCCTCATGACTTCGGAATGGGAGGATTGCACTCAGCTCGAAAGAAATATGTTGGTGAGGGGATATTCATACTTGCTGACTTTGACAGTTACTACCCAGCCATGATGATTGAGTATGGGTTTCTCTCTAGGAATGTATGGAGTGCTGAATCATTTAGAGAGATTCGAGATGACCGTATTAATATGAAACACGCTGGTAATCCAATGGAGTACCCTAGAAAAATAGTCCTAAACAGTACATTTGGTGCATCCAAGGATAAGTATAATAAATTATATGACCCCTTACAAGCCAATAATACATGTGTGGCGGGGCAACTTCTAATAGTTGATTTGTTGGATAAATTAGAAGGTAAATGTGAACTTATTCAATCTAACACGGATGGTATTCTATTAAAAGTAGATTCAATTGATGCCAAAAATGAAGTCATTGGTATCTGTGAAACATTTTGCAAGAGAACAAGAATGACAATGGGTTATGATGAGTACAAGAAAATAATTCAAAAAGATGTTAATAATTATATTATGATAGAAACTGATGGTGGGGTAAAACGCAAGGGTGGTTATGTGAAGAAGCTGAAACCACTAGATAACGACTTACCCATTGTCAATAGGGCTATCGTGGCATACCTAGTTGATGGAATACCTGTAGAGGATACTGTGAACAGCTCCACTGACATGATTGACTTCCAAAAAGTCACCAAAATAGGTGGAATGTATAAGTATGTGTTTAAAGAGAATACTAGAGGCACACTTCATAAATACACTACTTACAAAACCAAGCAACAAGTTAAAGGTGGAATTGTAATTAGAAAATGGAAAGAAGCCGTTGACGATAGTAAAATAGGAGCAATTCTTAATACAAAAGTAAACCGATGTTTTGCAAGCACGCTACCCCAACACGGTGGATTATACAAACATAAAGATGGTAAAGAATCAGTTGATAAAATAGGTGGTACACCAGAGAAATGTTTCATTGAAAACGGAAACATATTGGGTAAAAAAATTCCATATTATTTGGATAGAGAATGGTATATAAAATTAGCAAAGACTCGAATTAAGGAGTTTACTGGTGAGGTGATTATTTGAATTTATTTAAAGGGTATATCCCAAGCATGTCAAAAGTTCCAATGTCTCCAATAAAAGGTGGTGATTATTTAGTTGAGCCACCTACCAATGGTGATTATGTTGGCGTGCTGAAAGAAAATATAATACAACTTGATTTCGACACCGAAGATGAAACCGAAAAGGTCTTGAAGGTTGTTGCTGAATATAAGTTGAAATGTGATGTACTTAAAACTACTAGGGGTGTTCACTTATACTTCATCAATGATGACCACACCAAATCGCAAAGTGTTGGTATATTCAATGCTATGGGATTAAAGTGTGATATTGGATTAGGAAATAAAGACCGAGTGATACCATTGCGAACAACTAAGACGCTTATAAAGACCAAAACAGTTGATGGAGTAATTCATGAAGTAGAAGAAAAAATAGTAACCCAAAGAGAGTGGTTACAAACGTATACGGAATTGGAAGTGATTCCACCGTACCTAAGACCATTTGGAAAATTCGATTATGGTTTTTCTAAAACTGAATCAAGAAATCAAACTTTGTTCGATTACATATTGCAGATGCAAGCCCGAGGATATTCTAGGGAAGATGTAAGGCGAACAATAAAAGTTATTAATAAGTACATGTTGTATGAGCCATTATCTGACAGAGAGATTGATGTTATTACCCGAGACGATGCATTTTCAGAGGAGATTTTCTACACTGAGAAGGGTCGATTTTTACACCATGTATTTGGTGACTACATGTTGGCTAACTCGAATATAATTCTAATTGACCAACAAGTGCACATCTATACTAATTCAGGTTTATATTCCAATGACACATTTGACTTTGAAAAACAAATGTTAGATAAAATTCCATCACTTAAAGATGTACATAGAAAAGAGGTTTATAAATACATCACATTAAAAGTTAAACGTAAAGGTGCCTTTGCGCCAGCCAAATATATTGGACTAAGGGATACCATACTTGATTTGGAAACAATGACGCAAATTCCATATACACCAGATTTAATAATTGCAAATAGGCTTGATTATGGCTACAATCCAACAGCTTATAATGCGACTATGGATAAGACATTGGATAAAGTATCATGTGGTGATGCACAAATACGGTCCTTGATTGAGGAGATGATTGGTTACTCACTTTATAGTGCCAATACAATGCAAAAGGCGTTTATACTAACAGGTGAAGGGTCCAATGGTAAGTCTACCATGTTGGATGTAATTAAGAAGTTACTTGGAAAAGCAAACTACAGTTCATTAGAAATGCATGACTTAGAGGATGCGTATAGACCAGCTGAGATGTATAATAAGTTGGCGAATATAGGTGATGATATTTCCAATAAGTACATGAACAATTCATCAATATTCAAAAAAGCAGTAACAGGTGAATCCTTCATGGTTGCCAAGAAGTATGGTCAACCCTTCGAGCTTGAATCATACGCTACACAAATATTTTGTGCTAATGATTTACCACAGGTAAATGATAAGTCAGATGGATTTAGCCGAAGGATACTGATTGTACCATTCAACGCTACATTCAGTAATGATGATGCTGACTTTGACCCATTCGTTATGGATAAATTAATCGAAGAAGATGCGTTGGAGTATCTATTGAAGTTGGCTGTTGATGGATTAAAGAGAGTAATTGTAAATCGTAAGTTTAGCAAAAGTGATGCCAGTGAGAATGAGATGATGGAATATAATATATTAAACAATAATGTCCTTGAATGGATGAGAGATGTTGAATTATTTGAGATTGAAAATCACTCAGTCGCTGAAGTTTACCGTAGATATACTGTGTGGTGTGGTGAATCAGGCGCACACGCAGTTAAAAAAACTAACTTAAGTAAAGAGATGAAGAAGTATTATGATTTAGTATCGAAACCAAAATCCTTGGACGGTAAAACGACTAGGGTGTATGTGAAGGAGAATTGATATATGAAAATAGAAACTCTTGAAGTGGCAGGCTTTATACCTGCCTTAAAGGGCATGAGAAATCCATTGAACAGTTGGCATAAGAATGATTCATCAATTACAAATGGCAAGTTAGTAATTGGTCCAAATGATATGGACAGAGCAACCAAACTTGTGAAAGCAGGACCAGAGCATTGTAAATTCTTACGCCAAATACAAGTATGGGTTGACATGGACATGCCTAGATATTGGTGGTCAGAGTTTGATACCTATAAATTTAACACAAAGAACAGTTGCTCGACTATGCACAAGTTAATGGGTAGAGAAATCCTACTTGATGACTTCCAATATGACGTGATTGACACAGCTTATTTCGAGTACATGGTTGAAAAATTGAACAGGTGTAGAAAAGGATACCTTGATGTACGAAGTATCGGTGGGGACCAAAAGGGCTTGAATTATTGGCTAATGCGAGCCAAACGAATGTTGCCAGAATCCTATCTACAACTTAGGACCGTAAATATAACTTACGCTGAATTGATGAACATTTATCATCAACGTAAAAATCATAAAATGGGCGATGAATGGGTTAAAACTTTCGGTGCATGGTGTGAAGAACTGCCTTATTTTAAAGAAATGTGCATATTAACTATGGAAAAAAAGGAGATTAAATAATGAGTTTTAAATACTTATCAGACGAGTTTAAAAGGAAATATAAAAATGTGGACCCATTTAAAACAGTAGTTGGGAAATTCACTTACCTAAGAACTTACGCCAGATATTTACCAGAACAAAATAGGCGTGAGGAGTGGATTGAAACTGTTACCCGAGTAGTTGAATACTCAATGAATCTTAGTTCAACCAGTACAGTTGCAGAAGCAGAGAAATTATTTGATAACATGTTTTACTTAAGACAGTTTTTATCGGGTAGAACAATGTTTGCTGGTGGAACAGAAATTAGCGAAATGTACCCTCTGTCAAATTTTAATTGTGCCTTTGATGTTGTAGATAGCGTTGAGACATTCGATGAATTACTTTACTTATTATTAATAGGTGCTGGAGTGGGATTTAGAACACTGAAAAGTGATGTTGACAAGTTGCCACAATTCAGACAAGATTTAATTATCGAACATAAATATTATGAGGCAAAACCAAAGATGTTCCGAAATGAATATACTGGCATGAGCATAACCCTTGATGAAATTGAGATTGAGGTTGGAGATTCAAAAGAGGGATGGAAACAGGCAATAGAATTGTATGTAAAATTATTCACTGACAAGACGTATCGAAATATCAAAAAGGTGATTATCCAATACAATAGCGTTAGACCAAAGGGTGAGGCACTGAAAAGATTCGGTGGATATGCCAGTGGACATGAGGGATTACATGATGTATTTAGTAAAATGAATAGGGTTATAAAAAGTAATAAATTCGGTGGGAAACTGGAACCAATAGATGTAATTGATATATTGAACATTGAGGGCGAAGGAGTAGTATCTGGGGGCGTTAGACGAACAGCAGAAATCGCATTGATTGACCAAGATGATAACAAGGCAATAAAAATGAAGAATAATTTATACACTGAATTAAATGGTAAATGGATTCTTGATACATCAATTGCACATAGACAGGTGTCCAATAATTCAATTTACTATGAATCCAAACCAACTAGGGAGTTTCTACATTGGCAGATAGAACAGATGCGTTACTCAGGTGAGCCAGCGTGGGTAAATGCTGAATATGGCAAGAAACGTAGAGAAAACTTTAATGGGGTCAATCCTTGCTTCACTGGTGATATGAAATTATTAACAGTGGATGGATACAAAAGATTCGATGAACTAGTTGACACAAAACCAATGTTAATAAATGCAGATGGAAATGTTACACAAGGAAGTGTCTGGTACACTGGCGAAAAGGCGACATTGGACGTAAAATTCACAGATGGTACGGTAATAACATGTACTCCAGACCATAGGTTTGAATTGACTGATGGGAGTGAATGTGAAGCAATAGATTTACTAAATCAAAGAGTTAGTAGATTTGAGAAATTAGATATTATTCATTCCGATGAGTATGTTCGATATGGATTCCTTCAAGGGGATGGTAATTTGACTAGATTAACGTCAACATCTCATAAAGGACTCGAAGTAAATCTTGGAATAAATGATGAGGATATGGCAAAGTATTTTGACGTAACTTGGTCAAAGAGAAAACGAACTTATTATGTAACAGGATTCAATCAAGATTTAAGACAACTTGGTTTTGACGGAAGGGTGTTACCTGAGAGAGAAATGCCATTCACATTATTCAGTGATTGGTCAGACGTGGATAAATTATCATTCCTACGAGGTATGTATTCAGCAAATGGTTCTGTCATAAAAGGTTGTAGGGTAGCCTATAAAACTACGTCACCAGTATTGAGGGCACAATTAATTGATTTACTAGGTCACTTTGGAATAAACGCTTACTACACCACAAATAAAGCGAAACCAGTTGAGTTCGATAATGGCGAATATGTATGCCGAGAAAGTTACGATATAAACATAAGTCGAACTGATTCTGTTAGAAAATTCGCTAGACTAATAGGATTCGTGCATGGTTATAAAAACGATGCTTTGAATGAATTGATAAATGAAAAAGGTAACTATGTGACCAAAGTTGAGTTAAGCGGTAGGATTGAATCAGTGTACGATTTCCATGAACCCGAGATACACTGGGGGGTAGTAGAAGGGTATGTTGCCCATAATTGTGGCGAGATTTTGTTGGATAGAAAAGGAGTATGTAATTTAACTGAGATTAATGTAATGGCATTTGTTATAGATGGTAAGTTAGATTTGGAAGGTGTGATAGATGCTCAGATATTATCGACTAGGGCAGGGATTAGAATGACACTACCTGAGCTTGAATTAAAATCATGGGATGTGATTAGTAAACGAGATAATCTTATTGGTTGCTCACTTACTGGATGGCAAGATATGGTAAATGCCACTGGAATGTCAAAAGACGAACAAGTAGACATTTTATCAATATTGAAGGGTGTTACAAATGATGAAGCTGAGTTATTTGCAGGGGAGTTGGGTATTAATAAACCACTCTTGCAAACTACAATTAAACCAAGTGGTACCTTATCATTATTACCAACAGTTTCAAGTGGAATCCACAGGAGTCATTCACCATTTTATTTAAGAAGGATAAGAATTAATGCACTCGACCCTTTAGCCAAGGCAATGATGGAGATGGGGTATCCTTGGAATCCTGAAGTGGGTCAAAATGAAGTTGACATGTCTACTGTGGTAGTAGAGTTTCCCGTTAAATCCCCACAAGGGCAAACAAAGGGTGACGTTGGTGCAATTGAGCAATTAGAGGATTACTTAATGTTCATGAAGCATTATGTGGACCATAACGTATCAATAACTGTACATGTCAGGGACCATGAATGGAATGATGTTGAAGAATTTGTATGGGAACATTGGGATGAGATTATGGCAGTATCATTTTTACCCTATGATGATTCATTTTACGATTTGTTGCCGTATGAGGCGATTACAGAGAGTAAGTATGATGAACTGGTTAAAGCCCTACCAGTATTCGATGTGACAGTGCTTAATAGGCTGGAAACTGGACAAATCTTTGACCTAGAAGCTGATTGTGACGCAGGAGTGTGTTCACCAAGATAAGGAGGAGTTATGAAAAAGAATAGATTAAAATTTATGGGATTTGACCATCATAGAAATGACATTGCTCCATTTACAGCATGTGTCCTTGAAGGTGCTGAATGGAACATTAATGGTAATGATAAATACAAGTTTGGTGTACCAAAAAATGTGATGACACCAATGCAAATTATTGAATGGATTACTGATTACAGGCATTACTTTAATGACGGAATTGTGATAAGTTATCTGGACAGGCAAAATGAGGCAGTTACCATTGTGGAATTGATTACTGAAGCCGTTTCCAAAGGATTGTCCATAATGATTGAGACAGACCGAACCATTAAAGGTTTCGAGGAGTATATTGGCATGGGAGTTGCCAAAGAAAAAGGCTATCCAAACGAGCAAGATGAGGGATTCTATCGCTTTCTTGGAATGTCAGTGTTAGATTTTATAATTGACCATGAGTATTATGTGGTGGCAGGGAATAATCGCAATATGTATGTTATTAATCCAAATGAGGAGGATGAAAATGGGAATTAAGATGGACGGTTTACAGGATAAACAAGATAAATTGGATGATTTTATCACAGACTTCAATGAGATAGAAATGACTGAGTCAGAATTACTAAAAAACATGATTTTAGCTTGTCATGATGAGATAACTGAGGTTGAAGATGCCCCAGAAGATGTAAGTGAGTACATTGATGTGTTACATTTTGTACTTTCAATCGCAAACAAGATGGGATTTGAATTATCTGATTCGAGAATGGACTGGAAAACTGATACATTAAGGGGTGAATTGTTGAAATTCACTCGATTGAGTAGGGTATTCAAGCACTGGTCCGATAAAACCCCTAGTTCACATGAGTTAAGTATAGCGAAAGAGTGCTTGGATGGCATGGTGGACTTAATTCATGAAGCATGTGTGGCACTTGGGTCAGATATGTTCGAGGAGTACAACAAGAAGCATGATATTAATATTCAGCGTCAATATGATGGATATTAATCATGTATCGGAGGTAGTATGAGTAATGTATTGCGAAAAATAACCAAGCACCTATCCTTGGCATACGGTGAAAAGTTCATTGAAGTGAATCGGTATCGACTTGTGATGATAAATGATGTTGAAAAGTATGAGGTTAAGTTCTATATGTGGTCGAATAATAAGAAAATCCCCTCATTTGAAATTATAACCAAGGATACTATTGACTTATTATATTAAATGTAGTATAGTTAAATAGTAGCAAGTTGAAAGGGGTTGTTACGACAATCCCTTTTATAATTTTAAAAATAATTTGAAGTTATGGTTGACAAATTTCAATATGTATGTTATATTATATATAGAGGTTGTCACAATAAACTAACTAGCGAAGGAGAATAGTATGTACGAACTAGGAGATAAAATAATTGCAATTGCGAATTTACCATTAATAGGTGTGAAAATTG